GTAGTGTTATCATAAATCTTTCATTAGATGCGCTTATTTCCGCAGCCGCTTTTTTTCTTAAACCATCATCAGAAATTTGGCCAAGATACATGGCTAGTTCTTCACCTTGCGTTCTATTTATAGCATCTATTTTATCTAGATTTGATTGAGCATGTTTTGCGACTTTATCAGATGCAGCGATTTCATCTGCCGCAGCTTTTACAGTGGCTGCTGCTCTAGCAGCTATTGCTCCTTTGGTATCTTCTTTAAAGTCTTGACCTTCTTTGTCCTTCTGGAAATATCTAGGATCTTTAAGACGTTCTGCGTAGTGATCCATGGCTTCTTTTAGTGCAGCAAGCTCTTGAAGTTTTTTTGCAAAATACGGATCATCTTTTTCTTCATTAAACATAGCCATTTTGGTAGCTATAGTCTTGTTGACGGTTTCCATGGCTTTATTGACTGCTTTAAGATCCTCGACAAGTGCTAGATATGGTGCCGATGACTCCAAGATCATACTATTCAATATACCTTGAAATTCTGTCGATTCAGAGATCGTACCATTCAGCGCACTTTGAGACTCTGCTACCATTTCATTTAGCTCTGCTTCTATACTTTTTTCTTCATTAATTAGCCTTAGCTTTGGAAGGTATATGTCAAGGATTTGTTTTCCTTGCTCAAACTTTGCAAAATCTTGATCTTGCGTAAACCTATCTCTTGATTTATAATCAGCAAGTAGCCCAGAAATACCGTTCTCTTCCATTACAGCATTTAGTTCTGAGTAAAAGGCTTTAACTTCAGGCGTAATTTCTGCTATTGCAGCTTTGTACTCATCATGATATTCACTTGGAAATTCATCAAACACATCAGCAAGACCAAGATCAATCATGCGTAATCCGACATTCTCTCCTCCATTAAATAGATCAGCTAGGTGTCTACCATAGTCATCTTTTGCCTTCAAGAATTCAGCTATTAGCTCCTCCCCCTCTTTAAGCCAATCTTCTAGAAACTTACTGGCAAGTTCGCCAATGAGAGTATTCTCATCAGCACCTTTTTTAGATTCTTGAGTATCTATTCCAGATATTCGTATTGGAATTGTAATACCACCAGCCAACGCAGTTATTGTATCACCGTCAATAGTCCTGACTGTCTCTATCAATACGGCAACATCTTTGGTTGCTGAATCTGCAGCTTCTCCAATAACATTAAAATAATCATCTATGGCTGTCGATGCTTTGCCAACCCATGTCATAGAATCTTGAACAAGCCAAGCGCCTGGAAGTATCGCCTTAAGAACATCTTCTTTTGTAACTTTAATGCCGAATTTTTTCAACCAATCTGATTCTGCTCCAGCCTTATCAATTGCTTTTCCAAGTTCAGCAAACAAATTTTTAGCATAAATAGCCATTCCTGCAGTAACGCCAACTGTTGGATTTTTAGTCATCCATCCAACCGCCAGCCCACCAGCGATAGCGCTATTAAAGTTAGAGCTAGAGCCTACACCGACTATACTTGCAAACTGATTATATGTTTTTAACAAAGAACCGATATGACGCATAGCTTCAAAAGCATTTTGTCCTAAGTTAATAAAAGCAGATCCAACTTCTAACACAGCATCTCCAAACTGTATCATTTCTGCTTCGTTGTTGCGTATCCATGAACTAGCATTGTCTAGTGCACTTCGCATCTTATCGCCATATATATCAAATATTTTATAATTTAACTCTGTCAAAACATTTATTATTTGGCTAACAGCATCATCAAGAGTTTTTATACTATTACTTGCACTTTTGTTTTTTTCAAAATTGCTATACAATGAAGAAATTGCCTGACCTACGCTTTTGCCTTTTTCGATCATATTGCTCATTGACTTAAGAGCATCCTTGGTAGACATTGTTGTTTCGCTTCCAAAACGTCTCGCAACTTTAATCAACATTTCATATTGAGCTGTTGTCATGTTAGTTTTTTGACTTAGGCCAGCCATAGTTTTCTCAAGGCCCATTCCAACGCCAATTAAAGAACCAAGCCCACGTGCTATATTCTGGAATACAAAAAGGGAGGCAGCAATACCAGACATGGTAACGCTGAAACGAGCCCACGAACCATTCATTAATTCGCTAGATTTATTGACAGATCTCATTCTGGTATGAAGTTGACCGTAAGCATTATCAAGGTTTTTAGTATTGTTACGAAGCTTTTGTAGTTGCTTTATTAAATCGGTTGCATCTTTCTTGCTTAAGTTCCAAGCTTTAGCTGCTTGTTTACCAACCTTTTCTGCAGATTCACCATATTTATCCATATACTTAATGGCAATTCTGACTTGATCATCAAGGTTTGCAACTTCACTAGCTGAACCTTTCATAGAGCTTTTTATAGTATCAGAGGCTTTCCTGCTCGCCGTTTCAACCTGCTTAAAATCATTACTAATTTTATCTATTTCGTTGCCTAGCCCTTTGAAAGCACTATTTTTTAATTTTGCAAATGCCTGATCAATTTGCTTGGCAACTGCATTTGAACGTTTCTCAAGCGCATCAAGTTGCTCTTCAGCAGCTTTTGTATCAAATATAATGTTTAGAGTTGCAGACGACATCCCGCGGTACCTCTCTTTTTAAATCATTTTTTCGTCCTACCTCTTCTTTCTAGGCCCCGGGGACGTTTTTCTTTCTTTGCTCTTCTTATTTTTTTTCTGCTTATCGCTTTGTAGTTTTACAAAAATTCTATCAATAAATTGTATCCATTGTATCCATTCTAGCCTATCTTCATAATTGTAAAGATTCCATTCGTCTAGCAATCCTCGTATCTCAGATAGTTTAATGTATCCTATTCCAAAACCAGAATCTCTAGATGTTGATACAGCCTGAAACGCTTGATAATAAATAATAAGATCGCTAAATAGGTCAGGCTTATTTGCCAGAGCCGGCAATAGCGATGATTCCTTACCTGCTTTTGCTGCTTTTTCGTCTCGACTTTCCTGGAGCTTTAGAAACCATTCGTAATCTTCCCCGTATTGATTCTGCCACTCCAAGAATTCAGTTAGTTTTTTTCAGCATCTTCGTCTTCCTGACTACGATATCCTTCCATTTCATTTGCGATATCGCTTACGTAATCGCGCAAATCCTTGTATTCCATCAAAATTCGGATTGCATTTTCTGTTGAATAGGGAACAGGTACACCATCTTCCTCAAGTCCTTCCCAATTAAGCAAGATAGTCTGCGCCATTGCCTTGACCAGCAGCTTTTCAGCTACTTCATCGTTTAAGGTTCCTCGCCTAATCGCACGCCTATGAGGTTTGCTTATCTTCTGGAACGCTTTTTGGTATTCGGGATTCCCGATCCTCGCGACTAGAAGCCTGATATCGTCTCCAATATCATTCCACTTACCTTCGATTTCTGCCTGTTTATCTGTTCCAAAAATTTTTCTAACGTCACCCATGTTGGCTTTCTCCTTATAAAAAGTTTCCCCAAAAAAAGCGAGCTGAACACCGATTACCGGACCGGGGCAATCCGGACGATCGGTATGCGGAAACGTTCAGCTCGCGTATTAACAAAAAAAGCCCGGGCAACTGGAGTTAACCAATTCAACCCGGGCTTTCATTGAAGCTCAATAGGTTTGGCTTTCCGTTTCCTTGTTAGCGCTTAGTATCTCACGTTAACAATCGTATTGTCAATCTAGCACGTTTATGGAAAACTATGCAGCAAACTTATCAATCTGAACAGTGCAATCAGTATTCACATCACGGATCGCTTCCCATCCAATATTTTCCATAACATCCTGGTTTTGACCGCTAGTGTTAATAGCATCTGTTGAAAATTCAACATTCGGAAATGTGAAAATATACGCATTACCAGATGCATCCTCAACTGCAAAACTTAGCCCACTACCGGTTGACGCAATGAATTTGTCATACATTAAGTTGTCGATAAAGTAAACATTCATAGTCCCTGAAACATCACAGGCACCAACACCAATGTCTACATTCGCAATATTCGCAATAGCGCGAAGTCCACGAACATTATTTGTAACCGAAAAACTAATTTCTTGTACATACAGACCATCGTCAATCGTTGCAAGAGATGCAAAAGCACCTTCGAATATATCGCCAACATTAGAGGAGGCGCTGATAACATCATAGTTGCCGGCTGCCGTATTGTCACCTGTGCCAACGCTAGACTGCACAAGGCTAGAATCTTTACCAATGAATTCAAAGCTACCAGTTACAATCGAATCTGCAGATATGCTAAGATTCAGTGTATTGATTACCATCCCAAAAAAATCAAAATATTGCGTTACATCACCATGAGATCTTTCAAATGTATAGCTAGATTCTGTTGTACCATTGCGGATGTAAGAGCCATTGATAACAATAGTATCGCCAGTGGCAGCAGTAGAAATCGTAGGAAGAACGGCAATTCCTGTTGAAGCTGTACTTGTGATCCTAAAGTAACCATTATTGGTAGCAGCAGTCGCGCCTGAAATGTTAACCCACTGTCCAGTCGTAAGCGAAGAGAATGTGCCAACTTCGCGATAAATCCTACCTCCACTATCAAATCCAATGCTACTATCACTTATTGTAGAGGCAGTTGACCAACCTGCTGACCACAAAGAACCTTCCATCATTTCGTCGAAATCGCTATATGAAAGTTCAAAGTTAAAACCACCGCTACAATCTGCACCAGTCAAAATAAGATCAGTGTTTTGTCGATCATCGCGAATTTCTGTGCTTTTTGTTTTAGTTAGATTATAAGAAAACGATTCACCTGTCCATCTAAGATCAACCAATGGAGATGCTGGTGTTGCCCCCCATGAAGATTCCTTTACATACGCAAGTCCTGTTCTATTACTATCAGCAGCCATAATTCATTCCTCCTGTTTACTTAATGTTAGGCCTTCCAGGAGACTCAAAATATTTTTTCATATGTTTTTCTTAATATGTTTCATTAATATAGTATGGAATCGTCACCGAATGCCTATACCATTCTTCGTTACTTCCAGACTCAACAATCGAAGCCGCCCGACATGTAATGTTGTTACCTTGCCAGCCACCACCTTCTGAATTTCTAAAGATTGCAGCAGCCGTATCTGCCAAGGCACGTCCAGTATTTGTTCCACTATTAATGGGTGTAAAAACATT